CCTTAGTCCTCGGCGAAGTAGTAGATAAGTGTTCTATAGGTCTCCATAGTGCTCCATAGTGCAGTTATACGTTTCTATAGGTCTCCATAGTAGTGCATATTTCAGAACTTATGGACTGAGTTAGGACGCGGACGGCGGCAAAACAAAAAAGGCCCCTCCCCACCAGAAGGTGGAGAGGGGTTATAAGTGACGAACGTTTTTATTAGTAGGGGTTGCCGTCAGTGATGCACACCTGAAGTCGGTCGAGCGGCTCACCGTACATGCCCGCGAAGTCATCGCCGCCGTAGGTGGAGCCATCATCACAGACGGTTCCGAGCCATCCGGCGCGCGCGGTGGTCTGCGAACGGTACCACGCCTGCTTGTATTCCTCGCCGTTAGGGGTCACATAGTACATGCGCACGCCGTCTATGGTATGGCCGACGATGCCAGCGCAACCGTTGACGGTATCGTTGCGGTCGCCCTTGGTCACATAGTCGAGCCATCCGTCCTCGATGGTATGCACCTGATACTTGAGCGTACCGCGATCGACTCGCGCGCACAGCAGGTCGTGCTGGCGGCACGGGTAGCCCGCAAAGCCGTTGTCCCCAGCGCCGAAGTCCGTCACCTCGTCCAGCCAGCCGCCGCCCTTGAGGTGCAGCGAGTAGTGCACGGGTACGCGTGCGCCGGAGCTCGCGGAGAAGCCGCCGGAGGCCGCCGTGGTGCCCTGGGCGGGCTGCACCGGGGACGCGGACGGCGCCGGGGCGCTGCCAGACTTCATAGCGTCGTACCATGCCTGCGCGCGCTGCATGTAGTGGTCGCGCTGGGAGCCGGCCAGCTCGCCCGGGCAGGCCGTGGAGCTCCAGTAGCGGTGCGGGAACACGTTCTTGCACCACTCGGGGCGACCGAGGCCGTAGTACAGGCACAGGGAGGCGACGAGGTGAGCGCCGCTTTCGATTGCCTTCTCGTGAACCGTCCACGGGTTGCTGCCGCTGTTGGCGTGCTCGATGCTGATAGTGGTGTCGTTGCCGCGCCCCGTGCCGATACCGTCGCCGCAGGCCCAAGCGCGGTCGGTGTCGTTGACGTGCTGCGTGATGTAGCCGTTGCGGTCAACCGCGTAGTGCGCGGACGTGCCAGCGCCGCGCCAGATGCCGTTGCACTGGTCGCCGGTGAGGTCGCCCGCCATATGGTGGATGGTCACGCCCCTGATGCCGAACGGGCGGCCAGCCGAGAAGTTGCAACCGAGCAACATATACTTGTCGGGCTGAACGTTTGCGAAGTCTGCCATTAGTCCTCCTTAACCTCGCCGAGCGCCAGAAGCGCGTCGAGCCATTTGTCGGTCACGCCGACAGTCTTGAAGGCCGAGTAAGCCACCTGAACGCCGCCAACGGCTGCAAAAATGGACGTTACCCACGCCGATGCATCGGTCGGCATACCGCCAGCCATAGCCGTCAATACGCCGCACAGCGCAGACACCGAAATGGCAATCCATCGAGCCACGTTGCCAGTCATGGCCTTCGTCTTGATTGCCTGCACGATATACGGCACGACAAGCACCGTGAGCACCGTCAGACCAGCTTGAATGTTCGTCATTGTTTCTCCTATCTCCCAACCTCTTTGTCGTAGAGCAAATTAACGCGATCGAAGATGTGGTCGACCTTCTGCGCCATGCTTTGGCTTCGCGTCTTGCTATGAACCAAATCGGCATGGAGCACGTTATTGGATGCCACAACCGATTCCATCAATGTTTTCATTGCTTCCATCAACGAGTTTGAGCGCTCCATCTGCGCTGCGATGCGGCCCTCCATCTCAGACCGCTCACGGTCACGTTGCGCTCGCTCCTTGACCTCATCTTGCTTGCGCTCCTCGCGCTTAATGTCCAAAGCGCTTTTGCGTTCGTTTTGCAGCTTGTATTCTTCGAGAAATTGCCTGCCAAAGTAAAAAGCGATTAGCGCTAGCGCCGCGCCACCGAGCCAACCCGGTCCATACGGCGCGAAAAGCTTCAATACCTCCATCAGCACACCTCCTTTTCGTCCGTATTCCTGCACTGACGGCAGTATCCGAGCGCTGTCCCCCGCGCAAAAGAAAAGGCCCCTTGCGGGGCCAGTTCTAGTCGCGTGCAGACTTGATCTCGTCGTACTCGGATTTGGTGATGCGCTTCTTTTTCAAGAGTGCGTCCAACATAAGGTCGTTCCAAAGGCCGCTACGGTAGAACTTCTTGTAGCGCTCAAGTTCGGTGCTATTCATCCTCGGTACCCTTCATTCCCATTCCGTTGGCGTCGTCCTCGGTGGGGATATCAATACCAGCCATGAGGACTGCAAAGGCAAGGTCGGCTGCTGTCTTGTCGGCCTGAGCCGCTATGTGCTCGATGTTGCGGTTGTCGTAGACGGTGCCGCTGATTCTCTTGTATTCCATCAGTTACTCCTTCCAAAGATTCTTGTAGTAGGCATCCATTCGCTTTATCAGTTTGGATGAATCGCCTTTGCTCGCGTGCGCCCTCCACCCGTGGTAGCTATCGTTTGCCTGCTTGCGCGTAAGGACACCTGCTTTTGCTAGGCGCACGATGCCTTTTGGTGTACGAGCAAATCGCTTTCACCGCGTCTGCCTGACGGTACGGACATGCACACATCCTTTCAGTGCCGATTAACGGCGGGCAAAGGGTTGCCCGCCTATTCCTTGATGCCGACGATGTCGCAAGCGGGGCGAACGCGAAACCCGCCGCAGGCGAACGAGTTGTAGAGGCCGCCAGACGAACTCACGCAGAACACGCTGTAGGCACCGCCGCGATAAGGCGAACGCAGGAACACGCCCTGGGGAGTTGTCTTGGCGTTAATCGCATAAGAGCGCATCTGCGGGAACGTCTGCCACAACGGGAGTCGGGTGTTGGAACCGGACGCAAGACGGTTGTAGGGCCACACCTCGCCCTCCTTGCCGTTGACGCTCGCTTCGTTGCAAACGATGTTCATCTCTTCAAGAGACGGCAGGTAAAACTTCGGGTAGCAGGTGACGATGTTCGGCACGTCGGACGTGCCGCCGTCGCATACATAGTTCGTGCAGGTGTCCACGCGCAGGCCACCGATAACGGAAAGAAAATCATCGGAGAAGCCCTTGAGGAAACCCTGTTTGTCATTCAGCGTCCCATCGGCGAACGGCGCGCACGGAATATGGTCGAACTTATCGCGCGGTTTCCAGACCTCGCCGAACTTTGCTGCATCGCTGTTGAGGTATTGAAAAACATCTGAATCATCGGGACGATTCGAACCGTACGCGCAACGCTGCAAACAATTGAGGTCACCGTTAGGCTTGTCGCTGAGGAATGTTCCGAGATTCGTACCCTCGCCGCCCTCGGTAACAGAAACGGTCTCGGCAGCGGAAGTCGCAGTAGCGGATGCAAAGTTGTACACCTTCCACTGCTCCGGCTTTTGATCCCACGTTCCGAAGAAGCCGAGCAACTGCCCACCAGCGGGAAGCGCCTTGGTGAGCGTAAACTGGTAGGTCTTACCGTTGACAACAGTTCCCTGCGAAAATCCCATAGTTACGTTATAGGTGCCAGCGGCAAGACCGCCCTCGCCCGCCACATAGAAAGCGGAGCGAGCGTTGTACGTGGTTTCGAATGGCAGCGTGTAGTGCCACTGAAGCGTCATCTTCGGCAGGGTGTTTCCTGCGTTGTTACGTTTGGTGCCAAATGCCACGATATCGAGCGGCACGGGGTACTCTGTCGTTCCATCGCTCCAGTTAACGATGAACTGGTCTCCGATACTGAACACATTCTGAGCAAGACCGCTGGCAACGATATTCTTGACGGTGTTCCAGTCCATCGTGGAGTCGAGAACTCCGTTGCGTACGAGCTGGGCCATGAGCGCGTTTTGGGTATTAACGCCATTCACAAGCTCCTTCAGCGTGGCATCGCTTGCCAGCGGGTCTTCTACTACGACATAGTTCTCGTCGTTAGCGTTCTCGTCATCCATTTGTTACCTCTTTCTTGATTCGTTGGCAGATTCGACCGTTTGCAATACAAAGCCCGAGCGGTAGCACGGCCTTTGCCGCCTCGGTTGCCGCATTGCACGCGGCGGTGGATTTATCCACGGACGTTGCGGCATCGGTAGCTGTCTTAGCCGCTTTCTTCGCTTCGTCCCTTGCGGTATTCGCTTCACCCGTTGCGGTCTCGGCATTTGTCTTTGCCTGCGCAAGTTCTTCGAGCCTTGTTTTGGAATCTTGGGCGCGTTTCTCTTCGGCCTTGCCGCGCTTCTTCTCTGCTACATCGCGTTTAGTCTCTGCATCGGCGCGGAGCTTTTCGGACTCGTCGAACGTGTTGCTGAAACCTTGCATTGCTTCGTCAAACGCATTTGATCGCTGTGACTGTGCAGTGGAGAAATTAGTAGCCTGCTGGTCGATTTGCGCCTTGTATCGCTTGTTGAGTGCGTCCATCGTGGCGGCAGTGGAACCAGCCGCACCAGCGGCGCTGTTCGCTGCTTCGGTCGCTTTTACAGCATCGTCGTACGCCTGCCGATACGCACTGATGGACGGGTCGGCAGTAGTGGAGCCGTCCGACATGTTGGACTTCTTCACCACCATCTTGTGCGCGAGCGACGCATGGCGCATTGCCTTACCGTCCCGCGTGCCGAGCACGAACACGTCAACCTCGCCGCTATCCACCAGCACCTCATGCGGAATCTCGCACACGTTGGCGTTGAGTACGGGTGTTATCTCGGTCGTGGCGGCAACGAACGTCACGGTCACGTTCAGACCGTTCCACTCGCTATCGAGATCAAGCGTCAGCGTATCCTGCCCAACGGTGCCCTGGACGAGCGTACGCGGAGTAATGGACGCTTTTCGCCCACGCACGGTGAGAACATGGTTAACCATTCTTCACCTTCCTTACACGCTGGCAGATTTTGCCGTTGGATAGGCAAAGACCGATGGGTACTAGCTCAGTAGCAGCTCTCGTTGCTGTCTCAGCTGCCAGACGCGCGTTTTGCGCCGCGCCGTTAGCGGCATTGACCGCTTCGGTATATCTCTTTGGTTCTATATAGACTGTTCGGCCCGCTGCATCAATGAACCTGTCAACGTATCCGTCCTCGTTGATTACGGCCCTTATACTTCCCGCCATGCGCACCTCCCTTGTTTTTCGGTTACGGTGCGCATGGTCTATCTACGTTCCCCCGCCTATGCGAGTATCGCGGTGATGAGCGATACGTGGTCTACGGTGTCAACCACGACGCTATCTCCAACCTTGATGCCAGAGCACGACTTAACCATGCGCAGGCCAGCAACGGGCATAGGGGTGGATGTGCTGCCGAAATCAACGGTAACGGTGGAACCTGATACCGATTCGACCTTGCCTATGCGCCGTTTGACATATGCGCTCAAATCTGGGGTCTTGATACCTCGCTTGACCTTGCGCCCGAGATAGCGCATGTACGCGGCTTCTGAATCCATTGTCTACCTCACAAACTGGCGTAGCTCGGTCTCGGTCGGGCAGCCGCCCGTGAGCGTGAGCTTCTGAACTCGAATCTCGAACTTGCCGCTGATTGAGCCTGATGGATAGTCGATATCGAGCGAATCGTTGACGGTCGCTGGATATCCGGCACTCGTCATGGTGACGCGCCTGATAGCAGACTGATTAGTTTTAAGCAGTGTCTCGGCGCGTTCGTTGGCGTACGCCTGCTTTTCCTCTTCGGTGCTGCCGACGGGCGCGTCCGAGTACTCATAGCTCTTGGTGATGGTGTACCCGCGAGAGACGGTGGAAAACTGGCTATCGGGATCATTGTCCCACGCTTCGCCTACATACGTTACCTGGGTGCCGTCTTCGTTCTCACCCCTGTATACGACAACGGCATGGTTTGCGATCTCGGTGATATCCTGCTCGTCCGTCATATCTGGCTCAAACTTGCAGTCTGGCCCCTCCGACATGGAGTAAGCAGCTGGGCGGTTCACTGGGTCAATGTACTTTGAGTAGATGATGTTGCCCATCACATCGTCCTTGGCGGCGCGGAAACCAGCCAAGGAAAGAAGGTCGTTCACCATGCCCAGCTTGGTATCGTCCGTCTCGCTGTTGTTCTGGTCAGCACCAATGCCGTAGACGCGCGTACGCGAAACGGTGTAATCGCTAGGGTCGGCGATAACGGTAAGTCCGATATCGGCGGCTACTCTCTTGGCGACCTCCACCGCATTTTCGCCCTTGTTGACGGTGTACGGGTGGGCGAACTTATCCTGCAACAGCTCCTGTAGGCGCCCGTATAGCTTCACGGTGGCGGTGGAGAATCTGTTATGGACGTTTCGGCTGGGAATTACGGGAATGAACGTGCCGAGAACGACCGTCTCCGTATGCCCACCCCTCCATTCTGCCGTCCTGTAGACGCGCACCAAATCAGCGCCAATATCAAACTTGCCAACGCGCGTGACCTCGGCGGTATCCAAGATACGCACGTCATTGTTGCGGGTGATGGAGCCGCCGCGCAGCATTGGAAGCATTTCCAGCTCTTCGCCCGTGGCGCGTGAGACGCGCACGAACCTGTACACGTCTCGCACGGTGCGTTGTTTCCACCAGTCTGTCATCGCAGCGGTTCCTCCCATACGCACTCGGTCATGCTCGCGCCCATGTTCCAAAGCATGTAGTTCTCAGCGGCATAGCTGAAGTTCCACGCTGATACGTACACTCGCGCGATGCGCCCGAACGCGCTGCGGAACCAGCAGACGGCGTTCTCAGGCTTGTCGGTGATGCGTTCGGCGCGATCGTAGAGCTCGCGCGAATGGAGCTTGTAGCTATGTGTGCCGTCGATATCCATATCGTCATTCGAGTAGAACGTGGGCAGCGGGGACGCTCCCTTGCCCAGCGCGAAGTGGAACGTGTTACCGGATACCTTCTTGCTTCTGCTCGCCTGAGCATCGAAGCCAACGCGCAGGCACGTTTCGGCTGCATCGCCGAAGTTGAACGCTTCGTCGCCGCTGGACGGGCAAAGTGCCTTTACGCTGAACGTGATATAGGTGCCAGACTCGGCGTGCGCCGTCATAACGTACTCGTATTCTGTGTTGAGCGGCGGCAGGCGGTCGATTACGAACGTGCCCAAGTCGTTACCAGTTCCAAGCACCGTGAGCGTGCCGTCAGAGTCTTTGCGCGCGATATCGTAGGTCTTGGTGGGAGCGGTGCTCGTCAGCTTGATAGCGCCGTCCTCGATGGTCAGGTTTCCCGAAAGCAGCAGTCCATCGTCGGATTGCGTGATTGGGCCAGTAAGCGCGGCATCCTGCACGGCGTAGTCCGTCTTGGGCTGATACACATGGATGATTGCGCATAAATCGTCCGTATACTCCACCTGCACAGTCGGGGCGGCGGGAGACAGCCAGTTTGTCGTGAACGTTCGCGTGAACTCGGTCGTGAGGCCAGCGCCGTTTCGTACGTAGCCTTTCAGCGTGTACGAGCTGTTGTTGACCAGCATGGAGTAGCCGCTGAGGTTCCACGAGCTGGTTGAGGTTGACGGCTCGATACTTGCGATAACGCCGCCCGAGGAATCGCGCAACTCGATTTTCTGGTAGGAGATACCGGTGGAATCAGCCGCTTTCCATTCCACCGTGTACGGGAGAATGCCGACTTCAGTACCGTTAGTTGACGGGGACGAGAACCACGCGCTAGCTTCGTATGCGATACGGACGGTTTTCCACTCGCTCCATGCGCCCCAGTTCGCATCGAGTCCCTTTGTGCGTACGCGGACAGATAACGTGCCAACGCCATGTTTGATGGAGTAAGAGTTGGTCGAATCGGCGATATCCACCACTGGCAAAGCGCCAACGGAAGACCTGAGTTCGATTTGTGCCGCGCTTTGAGGTGAGCCGTCCGGGTGGTTCGGTGTCCACGTGAACGCGATGTTAGCGCCCCCGTTCATGTTGGCGGCATAGACGGTCTTTAGCCCGTTGATGGTCGGCGCGTTCGGGGGGCAGATGGTGGTGATGGAGTTAGATTCAGTCCATGGCGAATAGATCGTATCGCCGGCGCCGTTCCACGGGTTGTTTTTGTACGCGCGGACGCGGTAGCGGATGGTGCCAGCGGGTGCATCGGAATCAAGCCACGTATCATCGACCGTAGCGTTCTCCCACGTCTTGCCGTTGTCTTTCGTTACTTGGAACTCGTATCCGTCTTTCCAGCGCGGAGCGTCGTAGCCTTTGAGCTGTGCCTTGTTGTCGGCGGTCTTGGTGAGTTCCAGCCTGCCAAGCGCGTTCGGGCTTGTGAACACCGTGACCACGTTCGATATATCCGAAAGGTAATTATTATCGTCGCCATTCTGTACGCGGCAGTCATAGGTGTACTTGTGGCCTGCGGTCGTGGTCAGGTCGGTATAGTTCGAAATAACCTTATCGTGGTAAAGCTGTTCCGTATCTCCATCGTCTGTATGACGGTAGAAGTTGATTTTGTTGTAATCGTGCCAGCCGCTCTTGTCTGGCAGCTCCACAGATAGCTCTTGCTTGGTATCGGTGGAGCTTACAAGAGTGAGGTTTGTCGGCGATCTAGGAACGTAGCGCGGGTGAGCCGGGATTGTGTAAGTACCAGTCACCCATGATGTACCCGGGGCAAAGCCGCCTGTGGTTTGAATCCAGCCACCGCAAGAATACGTCCATGCATTTTCACCGCGTGCGAACTCCACGTCAGCAGACGTGACGGCGGTTGTAACCCAACCGCTGTTGGTGCCGGAATAAAGCGATCCAGACCAGTTCTTATTGTCTTGGTCTAGATGCCCCTTTGCATATACGTTAATGGCATACCGCGTGGAATATCCAAGCTCGACATGGAGCGAGATTTTATCGTCGGTAATCCAATTCTGCCAGATGCTTATATAGGCGTGCCAGTTGTAATAGCCATTTCCGTAGCCGGAAACCGCATTTCCATCAGCCATACCTACCTCCTTGTTTCGTCAAGAAGGTAGATACGGCATCAATCCCCCGCTACTAGACCAGCTCGCTCACGAGGGCTTCGATAAGCTCCTTGGCGCGGTCGTTGCCGCGAATGGTGGAGCCGTCGATATTCAGGGTGTAGTTGTTGACCACCTGCGCGGACACGCCGCCGCCCACCTGCTTCATCTGCTCGGCGATAGTGCGAGCGAACGGGCGCGAGTACTTGCGGTTGGTCAACGGGACGATAGCTTCTGCTCCAGCTTCGCCGACTATATCCAGCGGCACGCCAGCCCCAGGACGGTTCGCAATAGCGCCGTTGGCGTGGTATCGCATCATCACGCCGCCTGCCGCGTGGGGTCGAATACCGCCTGCGGCGTTGTTGTACTTCGAAATAATCTGATTCACAAACGTGGTGACGCTTCTGGGGATGCTGCTTAGCGCGCTTGTGAAGGTGTTGATAGCACTTGTATCAGCTGACGCGGAAATATGGGTGTTGTGGCTTTTCGGAATCCTATTGACCGATTGCGTAAATCTGTCCGATTCGCGCGTGCCGCTACCGTCAACGACGTTACCGTTAGCCATGTGGTTAGTTGTTTTGCCACTACGCTTGTTTTCCGTGTCTTGGTATTTCTTAGATTGCTTCTCGGCAGAACCATCGGAAACATTGCCGGTCGAAGTGGCGGTGGTGCTCTTCGGAATAAGGGTGGAGCCGTTCCACGTCCACACGTTGCCCTGTGCGTCAGTCAGTGACGTATCATCGGCAATTGCATTGCCCTTTAGATCAACAAGCGTGGAGCCATTCCATACGGCAACATTGCCCTGAGCGTCCTTCAGCTGTAGGTCATTGATGCTGATATTTGCATCCTTGTTAACAATTGGCGCATTGTTGTACCCGTTGATAAGACCAATAAGAGTATCAATATCTCCACCGCAAGAATTGACCATCGCCTTAAAGCTGTTCTTGCTGATGTTGCTCATTTGCTCCGAGGTAATACCGGCCTGCTGCATCTTAACAGCAAGGTCAGCGATATTGATGCCAGCGGAATCAAGCGAATTTCTCACACCATTGCCCATTGTGGAAATGGAGGATGCGATCTTACCAGCCATGTCAGCGGACGATTCGTCAAGACCAGCCGCGAGCGCCGCCGCGCGGGTGCTAAAGTAATCTGCCTTTTCCGCTGCGGACGTAAAGTCGCCGCTAATCTCATCAAGCTCGCACTGAGCATCTTCGAGAGCTTGACCCGTCTTTGTGACTTCGCCTTTGAGCTGACCCCACTTCTTGGTGTACTCATTGGTGGTCTTGCTCGTCATGGCCTTGTCGATTTGCTCTTTATGCTTCTTGTAGTACTCGGTGGACTCGCTGATGGCGGCAGTATTTGCTTTCTGGGCTTCGGTCACTTTCGCCTGAGCGATTTCCAGCTTGCCCTCGGCTTCGATTTCCTGTTGGAGATACTTAGACGCTGCATTGGAAAGCGCCTTCATCTCGGCGTTGCGCTTCCATGCGGCTGCGTTCTTATCGATCTCATCGGTGCTCTTGGACAGCTCGCCAGTGACGGCATTGGTGATGCTTACGGAATCGCCAGTGATTTCGTTATAGCCCTTTACCGCTTCGCCGAGACGGTACTGCTCGGTGGCGCTAAGGCTCGATTTCTTAGAAAGGTCATCAATCACGCCAACGTAATTATCAAGCGTGGCGCTATCGGTGCTTACCTTGGTGAACGTCTCGCCGATGGACTCGTTGAGGTCAATTAGTTTTTGCGTTGTCTCCTCAGCGTTTACAGACACATCGCCGATAGAATCGCCCAGACCGTCTGCACTTCGGGCGGCATTGTCCATGATGGAGCTGCCCGTTTGCATTGCCTTGCTCATTTTTTCCGCGTGCTCTTTGGCTTTTTGAGCCTGAGCGATAAAGTCACCGACAACGGCACCGATTGCGGTAACTGCCGCCGCAAACGCGAGCTGTGGGCCAATAGAGGTCGCAAGACCGATGGCAAAGTTCTTAAAGCCAGTTGCGGCGTTTTTCACGCCGCTTCCGAGCGTCTTCAAGGCGCCGCCGCTTTGCTTTGCCGCGTCTGCCTGCTTCTTTAGCGCGTTGGCGGAATCGAGAACGCTAGTATTGGTCTTGTTGTTCGCGTCTGCAATTTCCTTGGCAACCTTGGCGGTCTCCTTGGTGCTGCCGCTCCACTCGTCCACCATCTTGCCGTAGGTATCCCGGGCCTTGGTCGTAACGTCGATTTCGTCCTTGATTGACTTGACGCTATCGGCTGATGCCTTGGCTGCTCTATTCGCTGCGTCGGCTTTCGCTTTCAGCGTGGAAGCGTACTCGGTTGCCGCGGCCTTGCCCTCTTCATCTGCCGATGCCGCGAGCTTGGCTGCTTCTTTATATTTGTCAACGGCGGTCTTTGCCTTATCAGCAGCCGCTGTGCTTTTTGCTACAGCTGTGGCGTACTTGCCCTCTAGATCGACTACTTTCTGCGAAGTCTGGTAGTAGCCCTGCCATGCGGCAACATAGTTGTCGGCTCCACCAGCGGCCTTTGCGGCGGCGTTGCCAGCGATACCCATCTTATCGGCAAGCAAATTGGCAGACGCATATGCGCGCATTTGAGCGCCATCGGTGGTAACGAGCGCGTCTTTCCAAACGCCAAAGTCCTGAGCGCCCTTGCCGATTGCCGTTATTGCGCTACCGACACCCTTCTCAATCTTACCAAACACGGTAAGCACGGGGCCAGCCGCCGCCGCGATACCGACCATAGCCAGAACGAACTGCTGCTGTCCCGTATCCATCTTGGAGAAAGCGTCGGCAAGGTCGCCCACGCCCTGAATGAGCGGATCGCACGCTTCGAGCGCGGAAATAACGGCGTTGACTAGCGGCCTGCCGATGGAGATAGCAATGGAGTCAACCTTGTTCTTCAATACCTGTAGACGCGATGCCAAGCTCTCGTTTCGCTGGTCAACCTCGTTTTGGAGCGCTGTGTTCTCGCTCCACGCGGTGTTGGCACGGTCTACCGAATTGCGCAGCAAATCGCCAGCGTTGGCAAGTCGGCGCATGGTATCGGAGTTACGAACATTATTGATGCCGAGCTTTTCCAGCGTGACGTTCATATCCTCGCCGGAATCGCTCGTGCGCTTCAAGCCCTCCACCAATGCTTCCATGGCTTCCATGGGGCGGTTTCTCCACGCATCGGCGAACTGGTCGGCGCTCATGCCAGCGACACGGGCGTATTCCTCCACCACGTCTGAACCATTGGCCACGTTCTTAGAAATATCCTGAATGATACGGGTCATGGCTGAGCCGCCCGCTTCGGCCTTGATGCCGAGCGAGGACATAGCGCCAGACATGCCCAAGATATCGGCCTGCGAGAACTTGGCGGCGGTGCCAGCGCCAGCCAGACGCAGCGCCATAGCGGAGATATCGGCTTCGGTCGTAGCCAGGTGGTTGCCCAAATCAACGATAGTGGAGCCGTAGTTCTTGAACTGGTCTTGGCTCATTTGCGTGATGTTGGCGAACTGAGCCATTTCCTTGCCAGCGGTCTCGAAGTTCATGTTCGTTGCGATATCAAGGCCGCTCGTAACCTCGGCGAACGATTCGAGTTTGTCATGGGCAACGCCCAACTGTGCGCCTAGAGCTTCGATATTCAGCAGCGTTTCAGCCGTGACGGGCTGCTTGGTGGATAGGTTCTGTGCGGATCGCGCCAGCTTCTCGATTTCCTCGTTCGACATGTTCGTCGTCTTGCGAACGTTCGCCATGGCTGTATCGAACTGGACGGCGGTCTTTCCAGCGTATGCGCCGATAGCGACCAAAGGCACGGTGACGCTTTGCGTGAGCATCTTTCCGACCTTCTCGGTCTTGACGCCAGCGTTGTAAATCTTGCCGCCGAGTTCTGCCCACGCCCCGCCCTGCTTCACCAAATCGGCAGTGGTGGACTTAGAGCTAGCCGCAGACAGCGTGGTTAGCCGCCGTAGAGCCTTTTCCGCATTGTCTAGTTGCTTGCCGTTCCACTTGGCGTTTACGGCGATAGTGATTGACGCTTTGCCCATTATTCGGCTCCCACCAAATCAGCGACCTGCGCCACCTCGTCATTAACCTGTTCGATGATGTTTTCCTCGTCTTCGAGGATTGCCTTGAGCAACGCACGCGGCGTATCGCCCGTATGAGGAACGCCAGCACGCCTGCCAGCGCGCTTTCCCGTGAGGATGACCGCGCCGGGATTTGCGAACTCGATAACGCCGCCGCCCGGGTCGCTGGAGATGAACACAACGCCGTTCTGACGCTGCCTGAGCGATAGCGAGTTGGCGAAAGCGCCCGTGGGGTTGGAGCCCACGTGCGCGTACCCCTTCGCCTTGCTGAGCGTCGGCTTGGTTATCTCGACGATGCGCCGCTTTAGGCGTTTCGCCATTTTCTTGTCCACTAGGTTGAGCGCGGCAATTGTCTCGTCTAGGTTTTGAATCTCGATGGTGTACAAGGGTCACTCCCTGTATTGCTCCATCTCCCTTTTCGCCTTCTCGCGCTGCGCCCTAAGACGATCTCGCGCGTCCCCTATCGACTCCCCCGGCTTTCTCCACGGCTTGCCGTTCTTCGCTTCTTCGAGCGCCTGCACCAGCTCCATGTCAAATAGCATCTGGTCAAAGACGTTTGGGAAGTCGTACGCCAGGTCGATAAGCTCGCGCACGCCAGACCCGGAGAAGCGCCCTAGCGCAATTAGGACTCGTCCGAGGGTGCCGTAGGGTTTTCGGTGCCGTCCTCGGTTGCGCCGTCCTCGTCCATCTCGACGTCGTAATAGACGGTCACCTCGTCCATGAGGTCGAGAACGAGCTCCTGCGTAATCTGGCGCGGGGCGGGAAGTTCCACCACGGGGTGCCCAGCCGCCTTTGCGCTCAGAAAGCCCCAGAGGGCAATCCAGATGTTCGTCTGCATGTTGCCAACCGGGTCAGCGCCTTTGAACAGGTAGAGCTTGGCTCGGTTCAATGCGCCCTGGCGGGTCTTGCACCTATAGATTTCCTCGCCAGTCTCGGGGTTCTCAAATCGGAAGATTTCGTTTGCCATTGCGGTTCTCCTTTCAAAACGGCTTGGCGTGGATAATCGCGCCGCGTTCCCCCGCTGAATCGGCATGAAAAAGGCGCGACCGTAGCCGCGCCCGTTTGGTTATCTGTGACCGCCGTTCGTTAATTGTAAGAAGCAACCTTGTTGGTGAGCGTGATGGTCATGGGGGACTCGTCCGCGCCGGATACAACGGCGTTATCAGTGCTGAACTGAATGGATGCCTCGTTGCCGGATGGGTCAAGTTCAGGGAAATCTGCCGTGAAGGGCAGGTGGTTAGCGGAGAACTCAAGCGTCTGCTTGGGGTCATCAGTGTGGAAGAACTTGGCATACACGCTGCCGAACACGACCTTGCCTGAAATGTCGGTGGAGTCTTCAGAGCCGGTAATGAGCTTCTGGTACTCCTTCAGGTCATTGGGGATGGTGGTGACGTTCACGCCGAACTGGCACTTGCCCTCGGCAATCTCGCGGGAGGTGGCGCGACCAAGGGAGCGCAGACCGGAAACGTTGTTCTTAATGGTGAACGTGGCTTCAGAGACGAGCGCTGCGGCAGGGACTGAACCAGAAGCGTCAATCTTGAAATCGCAGTCGGTAGTGGTGTACTTGCCGCCAAAGCAGGATGCCTGAACACTGCCGGGGATGGATGCAAGACCTACCTTGCCGTCGATGCCTTGCCAAGAAGCGGACATGGCAAGGTGCTCGTTACCAGTGGCGGTAAAGGTCAGCTCGTCGCACTTGCAGCCGTCGGCGCGGGTGAAGCCGTCCATGCCAATCTGAGACCAGATGGTGAAGTAGTCGAGCACGGAGCCCATCGTGAACACGTGGGTGTAGTAGCCGGATGGTGATTCACCACTGCCAGCAACGGGGGTAGTCTTGACATTGCCGCACGCGGCAAGCAGGTACATACCGAGAACGTCGGGGTAGCACAGGGACTCAATCTTGGGCGTAACCTCGATGGAGTCAACGCGAGCATCGGACGGGGCGCGGGAACCGCACGTAACGTCAGTGGTGGCGATGGAACGGGACACGCCGAACGGGGAGCCGCCCGTAAGACCGTGCATAAAGGTTGGAGCGGTTGCGGGGGTGTCGCGGTCTTCCTGCTTTGCGATAGCGGCAAGGCCAATAGAGGGGTTGAGTGACATAGTTGCTCTCCTAGTCGATTACGGGGTCGATAGCCGCCTTGATGCGGACACCGCCCTCGATGGATGCCATGTACGAATTGCCCGATGGAGCGGTGCCAACGGACGAAATAAATGGCTGGGCGTGGTCGCATAGGCCGCCCAGCGTCTTGTCTGATGCGATGGAGGACATGATTCGCGCCATCCATTCCTGTGCTGTGGCGGTGGATTTCACGAGGGATGCGGTCTTAGCCCACAGCTCCACTCCCACAGAAAAAGTGATGGAGTAGCCGCCACGCGATGCACCAATGTAGGTGTTGGTTACAACGTCCTCGATTGAGTAGTCAGTTGCGATCTCGCGCACAAGAACCTCGAACGGCTGCTGTGTCTTGGCACCGCCGATGGAGATGTAGGGGTGCGGCTCCATATCGGATAGAGCCGCCTTAACGTCCTGCTCCACCCGCTCAATGCACTTTGAAAACAGATTCGCGTCCATCTATCGCACCTTGTAGTCTTGAAGGCCGTAACGCTCGATTACGGCGTTAACCTCGGGGATTGAGGTAGCCGCTCCGTCAACACCGCCGACAACGAACCGCATAAAGCCCAGGTCGGTATTTGCTGACGTGGCGTTATCTGGCATTGCGTGGTCTGTGAGATACCACGCCGCAAGCGAAACCACCGCGTTCTTGACCTCGGGCGGGGTTGGCTTCATCCCGCACTCCACTACCACCTCTGCGAACTTGTTAACGCCCAAATCGCGCACGTCCAAAAGCGACGGGTTGCAAACGCGCAGGTTCACGGGGTCACCGTCTTGGTCTTTCGCGGAAACGACCGAACGCATATCGGATGCCGTGAACTCGCCCAAGAAAACAAGCGAGGACGTGCGGCAGCTCGGGCGGTCGGTGACTCCACGCATGAGGACGGGCTGGAACACGCGGTGTGCTTCGCTCTCGATAACATGCTCGGCGCGGTCGATAGCATCCTGAATGGTTGCATCGTCCACGCCGTCAAGCAGGTTCTCGTCTGGGCGGTGGTTGAGTACGTCCTGAACGGTGCAGTAGCGCGTGGTAACGACCTCTACGGTCGCGCTGACCTTCACGCCGCTGTAGTCCCACACGACCTCGATAAGGTCTGGCGCGGTTCGGAGCGGAAGGGAGAACTTGCCGCCCTCCACCTCCACTTCTACTGGCTCGGCACCAGATGCGTAGGAGACCGTCGCGCTAGTCGGTTCACCTTCGAGCGATACCGTCTCGCACTGCTCGATTGAAAGTCGCGTCCTGCTGTCTGGTGCCAATGCCATTTAGAGCGCCCCCTAGCGACCAGCAACGCCGGTGTCGGCGAGGTAGGAGAAGGCCTTGGGGAAGGTGACCTTGAGACCGTACTGACCGTTGATACGGATGGTCTTCTCGTTGCGGATAAACTGGTCGTTAACAAGACCGACCTCAAGCGTCTCGCCCATCTTGGTGTAGAAAGTGGCAGCGTTGGGGAGGTAGACCATCATGCCGTAGGTGGTCTTCTCGGCGGAAGGCTCGCCCGTGGTCTCGGTGAGGTTCAAGTCCTCCACCACGTTAAGGGCCCACAGCTTGCCGTTGACCATCTGGTTGATGTAGCGACCGTTCTTGTCCTTCTCAAGGTTTACAGACTCGGCGACGTAGGGGTGCATACCGACGGTGGTGGGCACAAAGCCGGTGGAAAGGAACACGTCAGTAGCCATCTTGTAGGCGCAATCGGTGATGGAATCGCTAGCTCCCTTGGTGAACTTCTGGATGCCGTCATGGTTGAGGATGCCGACCATGCCAGTCTCGGCGTTGGCCTTAGCACCGTTGAGAACCTTTGCGCCCTTGGCAAGCTCCTGCATATAGAGCAGGGTGCCGTTAACGAGCGTCATAAGCTCGTTGTAGTCGTTAAGATTGTTCTCAAGCAGGGGCATACCGTTTGCGATCTGCTCCATGTGGAAGGAGCGCTGAGTCCATGCCATGCCAGACATAGCGATAGCATTGCCGGGAGTCCAGGTTGCTGCGGCGTTGGTGAGCTTGGTCTGGTCTGCCTCGTAGAAGCTGATGGAATCCTTGTCGGTGACGGCACGCGGCAGGGTGTTGTAGATGCCCAGCTTCGGCAGGTTCTGGGCGTACTGCTCGGGCAAGGAGTAATCGGTGTCCTTGTGCTCAGCCAGCTTGAAGTCCTGATAGGCATCGAGGGCAATGGAGGTGCCCAGCTTCAGGCCCTTGAACTCGTCACGTGCGCCAAGGACGAACTCACCGAGGTTCTTGGGCTTGAACTCCTTCTTGTTGCCAGCGTTGGGGTCAGCCAGCGGGATACCGCCGCCCTGACGAATCTTGTCCTCGTAGTCGAGGGCATCGGCAAGCTGCTCGTCAAGAGCCTTGTTCTCGCCCTTAATCTGGTTGATGGTATCGCGGTAAACGTCCTTGGCATCGCCCTCGGCAGCGTTAAAAGACTTCTCGGCTGCATCGAGCTTTGCGCGGTTCTCCACGATCTTGTTGTGAATCTGGATGGAAGAAAGCATTCTCTACTCCCTAGTACGTCAAAAACTTTCCGTTCACGCACACGGTTTTCGAGACGGCTCCCGTCTCCACCTTGTCGGCTCCCGACACGGCTTTACCACCGTTGTTGCTGTCAGTGATTGTGGGTTCGGTTTCCCCCGCGCCGTTTACGTCCACCACGGCAGTGGTATCTAGCAGGTCTTTCGGCGCATTCTTGAATCTCTTGGCCTGCTCTGGGTCGATGCACGCGGCAACGGGCTCCATCTCCACGATTGAATCGCAAAATCCGTTCTCCACCGCTTCCTTGGCGGTGAACCACGTCTCGGCATCCATGAGGTCTGAGATAGCGTCCTCGTCCTTGCCCGTCTTGCGCACGTACTGGTTAACGATGGTGGACTTAACCTTGTCGAGAAAATCGGCGGTCTTGCGCAAGTCGTCAGCGGTGCCGCCAGAGAAGGAATAGGGGTTGTGAATCATCATCAGCGCGGAATCGCCGATGACCACCTTGTCTGCTGTAAGGGCGAAATATGACGCAGCACTAGCGGCAAGTCCCTCGATGATGCAGGTTGACTCGCCCTGATAGCTACGCAGAAGCTCGGCCATGGTATTTGCGTCGAACACGTCTCCACCGCCGGAGTTGACGTGGATGGTGACCGCTTCGCCGTTGGCTTCTTTAAGCTCGTTGGCAAACTTGGTGGCGGTCATATCGGTTTCGTCCCAGCCGTCACCGATGAACCCGTAAACGTTAATGTCCCTCATGCTCGAAAATCTCCTTAATATCGGCTTCGATGTCGTACTCACGCCGCGCCAACAGGCAGGCGTTGGCGTAGGGCTTAAGAACCTTGGTTGCGAAAGCGCGGGTCTTCTCGGTGTCTCCAGCTTCGGAGATGCGCTGCTTGATACGCTCAACCATGTCATCGTGGATTGAATTCATGGCATCGCCGTTGCCGTCACCGCTGTAGGGCGCTCCACCCTCGCCAGAAGCGCCGGGGTCTTTCCCGTGCGTGGCGGTAATGGTCAGCTCGCCCGTTTCGGCGTTGAGCAGGTTGTAGGAAGAGGGAATAAAGAGAACGTCCAGACCCTCCACGGGCGGCAAATCCTCCTTGGCGCGTACCTCGGCAGGCATCATCCAGCCAGAGAAAACAGCCGCCTTGTAGCCCTCCATGCGGTCTCGGTAGCCGCCGCGCAGAAGGCCGTTCATATCGAATTGCACGTAGCAGTCTTTAAGGCCGATGCTCCAAAGTACGCTGGAGAACGCGCGTTCAAGCTCAGCGCACTCGGGCATGAGCGTCTTGTTGGCGAAGTTCAGAGCGCCCTGCTCGATGTTGGAGTACGTTGCATTGGAAAGGTCGAATACCTCCTGCGGGGGCACGGAAAGCGTTCGGCAGACCTGCTGCAATATCCACCGCTCCTGCTCCACCAGCGACATATCCACCATGGTTTGCGAGGTGGACTTGTATTGCAGGCCATGGTCGAAGATGCGAATCTTGCCGGAATTGACTATGCCTCCGCCGTCTTCCAACTGCTTCTTAAGATTCTCAAACTCAGGTTTCTTGAGCGATTGGTCAGTCTCCAACCAGCCGGGGAAATTGCCCTCGCCGTTCAGGATGTGCGAATAGAACTTCTCTAGGTCAACGGACAAGCCGACCTCGTTGGCGGCAAACTCGGCAAGCGAGCGCCCGTGGAGACAATCGGAATCGAGGATGGGAGATTTGACCCACACGATCTCGTTCTCTAGGTATCGTCCAGGCGCGGTGAACTTATCGCCGCCGTAGTTGAACACGTGCGAGCCGCCACGGATGATTTCGATACCGGGCGTTCCCGACATGGGCCAAAGCGCCACGATACGCGCGTTGCGCCACTCCACGCGCACGAACGCCTCGCCCTTTAGGTCTTTGGTCATATCGAGCCAGCGGATACCCTCCTGAGCGGACATGAGCGGGTTCCACTTGGTGCGCAACAGGGTTTCTAGGTCTTTCGCGGCACGCTTGGCGGCTGGTTTCCTAACGCCGCTATCGCGCTCGTAGACGTGTACGGGAAGTGCCGCCAAAGGTCGAGCCTTAGCCAGCGCACACGCACGGTAGGCGTTGGAGTAATAGGCTTCGAGCTTCGCTGCATCACGGTTGTAAACGTCCTTGCCGTCATAGTTCACGAAGTCGTATTGGATTGGCGGTATCTGCACGCCAGCGAAATTGAAAGCGCTGTACAGAGCGCGTGACGCGGCTGCGGTGATTCTGTTCTTTAGAGACATGCACGCTCCTTCTATCCGTTGCGTGCATGGTGCTATCGCTGTCCCCCGCGCGAGAAAATGGAGGGGGAAGGGGGCGGGGTTGGCGAAAGGAAGATGAAACTCCAACCCCGTTGCCCGAATGTTCGCGCCAACGTCCCCCGCTACAGGTCGATAGTCCAGACGTTGGGCGATTCTTCCTCGTTGTTGTCGTAGGCCCACATAGCCATTGCCGCAGCTACCGCTGCGTCGATACGCTTTGACCCTTGCCCGTGCTTCACGGACGTGAGCCTGCGCCCGTATGCCTTTGATTCGCTAGATACGGCGTTGATGCAATGCGCCGCCAAGATGGGCGTATCGCCAAGCGATGCTATATGCGTGGATACTGCACGCGCCAAAAGCTCTGACGCGGGGCACATGATGGACGGCGTTTGCGGCACTTGCGATAGGTCGAAGTCGTAAGTTCGCTCTAGCCAGTTGGATAGGAACTGCATACGCGCGGGGTCGGCGCATATGAATGGAGCGCCGGGCTTTCTCGCCAGCTCTAGCAACACGTCTGCAACGGCGGTCAGATCGTAGACGGAACTCCCCTTCTCGGGCTTCTCCCAGCACCATTCGGCATATGCCCACCGTTCGTTTTGGCGTTGAGCCGCTACGATTGCCAACGTATCGCCGCGAACGGCACCGTCCAGACCAACGCAAAACCATTGGTTCCAGTCGATTTCAAGCCGTTCCGTTTTCTGGCACGCTGTCACGTCCCTGCGCTTCATGAACGGTTCTTCCACCTCGTCCATAGGCGTACGGTTGAGGTAGTAGCGAACAAAGCCGGGGCCGGGCGTTCCGTCCTCCAGTTTGTCGGATTCGTACTGCTCTTCCAGCTCCTCCATCGTGATACGCCCAGCTGCGGTAATCTTCTTCCAAACCCTGCGGTCGGCTGGGTTGTCTTGGTCTGTGATACCGAGCCAGCACACGTAGGCGTGCTTATCGCGCTTCAACTTCTGATAGAGCTTGAACAGGAAACCGTCACGGCTGCTGCCTGCGGTCGTGATACCGATAGTAAGGGCGTTCCACACCTTAGCCTGACCGGACGTGCCTGCTTTCCAAACAGCATCATCGCGCCAGACGTGAATCTCATCGCCGATGAGAACGTGGAAATGCTTACCCTGCAACGCCGCTTCCTTGTAGGGGTAGACGTGTATCTCCTGCCCCGTCTGTTCGTTGCGAATAACGTCCTTGTAGACCTTCCACTGTGCGCTGAGTGTTGGGTTCGCCTTGATGATGGTTGCGATATAGCCCTTGACCATGGCGGTATTTTCCTTGGAGTCTGCAACGATACCGTATTGACCGTTCGGTATAGCGTCCATGGTTGCAACGGTCAGAACCAAGCACGCCGCCAGCTGCGACTTGCCGAACGCGCGGTGAACGCCAATAAGGGCACGTCTATACTGTCTGCGAAACTTGCCCGTCTTCTTGTCAATCTCGCCCGTTCCGAACAAGGGCCGCCAGATATATTTCATAAGCCATTCAGTGACCTTGTACGGGCAACCGCATAACTCGGATTCGCCAGCATACGTGAGGAACGCTTCCGCGAAAACGCGCGTGCGCTCCACTTGGAACTCCCCCGCCTTGCTCAGCTTCTTAAACGGTGTGTGGTAACTCACATTCCACCGCCTAGCGCCGCGTCAATCTGCTTTGCGATATTCAGCTGAACGTTCGCGCTCATGCCCTGCGTCAAGCCCAACCTAGCGCGAGCCATAGGAGACAAACCCAAATCCTGCTCCAGCTTCATGGCCGTTTTCATCGCGTTGTCGCGAATCTTTAGGTACGGGTTCTCCTTGATGCGGATGCCGCCGAAAGCGTCCTCTTCCTCTACCGTGAGGTGCATGGTGCCGTCCTCGTCCATCAAGTGCCTTTGGCTCTCATAGACCATGGCGATGTTGAACACGTACTGCTCAATCAGCGGGGAATCGGACGCGCGAAAACTTATGCCAGACCCAACTGTGTTGTCCCATATATCGCTCAGAATCGGCGTTTTCGACACGCTCTCGGGCTTTACCAGCGCCCCGTCCTCCACTGTCACGGCGGTAGTGGTGGAAATATCGGCGGTGCTAGACCCGCGCCTTACCGCGAGCGCGTCGGGCTTACGTCCCCTCACAAGCCCACCTCCCTAAGCAGGCCCGCGATGCCGCGCGACAGCTCGGAACACATCGGACGGTACTTAATCGGTGCTGCCGTGGATGCCACATCGAAAAACGCGCCCATACCGCGCAATTCCACCGTGTTTCGCTCCACTGCTTTAGCCGAAACACATCCGCTAGCGGGAATACGGCTGATAGGCTCCATCTGCTCTAGGCACTCGGGGGTGCTTCCGCTCTCACCCACGTACACGCCTTTATTTCTTTTTCTAAATGCGTTTTTCCTGCAATTATCCGAACAATATCGGCTTGTATTGCGTCTTGCGGCGTATTTTCTGCCGCAATATTCGCACGTTCTTACTATCAAAATCGCACCTCCGTAATCGGTGCGAAAGATAGGTTGGCGTTCCCCCGTTAGCGTCGCATGGAACGCTAAATCGCTATTCCAATTTCGTGCGCATAAAAAAATGAAGGGGCCGCGCTGGGTAGCCGTTGGTGGTGTCGTGATTTGACCCTCCCCACTACCCCGCGTGCGGGGGCGCGCGCTCGCGTGGGCGCAGGTGCGCGCGTATGTGCTGGCATGGGCGCGTGCGTGTGTGCGTGGGCAGGCGCGTACGTGGGCAGGCGTGCGCGTTTGCGCATGGGGATACGCGCGTTAGGTCGTGGGGATAGGTGCGATCGTGTAGGCGCTCGCGTCTCGTCCTGGTATCCGCGTTCGCGCTCACGGTCGTACGCTGCGCGGCGTGGCTCAAAAGTTTTTTATGAGTGTTGACCTGCGGTTTTGTTGGGTTCTGAAAAGTTTTTTGAAAATTGTTGTTGACATGCCATCGCATACGGTGGCAGACTGTAGCCACACAACGAGCCACCGCAACAGGTGGCAAACCAACCACCACGGAAGGATGTGAAGACATGAGCACACGAGCAGAGCGCAGCGCATCCAACCGCGCCGCACATGCACTCAAGCGCGCAAAGCTTGAAGAGCAGTGGGCGCTCGCCGCCGCCGAAAAGCAGGCAGATCGCAAGCGCCGCCGCGATGAGAACCGCGCGGCATGGTGGGCGCGCTATGGCATGGCAACGCCTGGTATCGAGCAGTACGAGCAGGCCGAGCAGGTCGAGCATAGCGACCACGTGACCATGCCCGAGGTAACCGAGGATAGTTCCATCGTTGCAGCGAGCGCCACGAGGTCAAGGGGCGAGGCCGGTCATTGGTTTGTCGAGATGAACGGCGTCAAGTGCGGCACTATCTCGTGGAGCAACACGCCGCTCGTCTACGAAACGCCCGACGGCGAGAGCCTGCCATGCGAGACCGAGGAGCAGGCGCGAGGCCTTGCAGAGCTGTACGCGATGGATTACGCCGAGCGTTCGAGCGCGATAGCAAAGTTCAAGCCGGGCATGATGTTTGGCGACCGAGAGATCGTGAGCGTCGCGGCAAAATCCGTCACAGTGCGCCGCATTGGCTACGCCGACAGCGTCAAGCGCTACAAGATCAAGCGCAACAGCGAGCGCGGCGATTATATCTCCACCAACATTGGCGAGCTTTACGCGAGCCGAGCGGCATAGCGACGAATCCGACACACATAAAAACGCCCGGCGCAAGTACCACCAAAGCGCCGGGCATAGGTCAAAGTGAGAAAGGACTAAGACCATGAAGAAGATTAACACACATGAGCTGTATTTGGCAGTGTTGAACGACTGCAACGAGAAGCCTGAGCGCTCCGCCTGGGGTCGTGGCGTACAGACTTACGCAGTCGAGATCGCGGAAACGCTAGCAGACCAGACGCGCGAGGTCGAGCCGACAAGAGCAGCAATTGAGCACATCGCATTGAATGGTGCGCGCGATTGGACTCAATACAGCTGGGGCGGTTGCTCGCTTATCTATGACGAGGATATTGCAAAGTCGCTTTGCCCTCCGTCCACGCTCAAGCGCAAGCACAACGGAGCGCTGCCGCCGAACAGCTGTGAGGAATGGCTCGATGTGCAAGCCAGGGCGCTAATGCAGGCCTGCCGCCGCGTCTGCCGTATTGCCAAGGCGCTTAAGGTGGTGGCCTAAATGGGCGTAGATCTGTTCGATATTGTGAACTATCCCGTCTGGAAGCTATCGCTGCTAGTCATAGGAGCAATGGCACTTAGCTACGTGTACGGCTGGTTTATGGCATACGAGAAGTTTAACGAGAGGAAGCATTAGACATGGGAAACATCATCGTTGAGGACGAGAGCGAAAAGGTCATTTACTACGCCAGGAACATGTTCGATTTGGTCGATAGCTTGACCGATAACGGATTGACCGCCGCCGAGCTTGAAGCACTGGCGTTTGTCGTGGCGGCAACACATGACACGCAATACGACTACGCATCTAGGCATTTGAGCAGGCTTCTAGGCTATAACGTCAAGATTTGGGTTGGGTTTATATCAGACCAGCCATACATCAATGAGCTGAGCTAGACGATCCGGCACACTGCCAACTTGTAACGAGTTGGCAGACTGCCGCACCGTTTACCGAAGCGGAGCGTAACGAGAAGCGCGAACGGATAAACTAGAGCCATTCGCAAACGAGAAAGGACAGACCATGACCGCCAACAAAGAACTCTGCTTTACCGTTTTCGAACGCGAGATTACGACTTGCATGGAGGGCGACCGCGAGGAATCGCACGGCTGGGACTGCGGGGACGAGCTGAACGTAAGCGATACAGACTTCGAGGGCGTTGTGTCCACCGTCCGCAAATGGGCCGCGGAGGACAGCGTAGAGGTATGCCGCACGCGCCACGGCATCGGATCCATGACGCGCTCAGTCTATGACGTATGCGCATGGTGCGAAGACGGCAAAGGCGGTTTCATGACCTGCGATCTGGACGGGAACAGGAGCGAGGATAGCGTGTATGTGCTTGATGTTCTCGACTTGCACCCCGAGTACCGCGAAGCATGGGACAAGGCGAAGCATGATTATTACAAGTTCCTCGATTACGAGGGCGAGACGTTCGGACAGGTCGCGGATTATATCGAGGGCGAGTAGCCATGACCACACCAAAAGGCGTGGCACGCTACACAGACCTAGAAGGCACACCGTTTGAGATATTCGAGGTGCCCGACAAGGCTGACCAGTCGCTTGTGGTTACCGACCCATCCACCCATCCGTTCGGGTTCCTGCTTCAACACAAGCAGTTCGAGAACCCAGAACTCACGTGGAGCGGTGAGATTGAGCGCGAGGTTGTAGCCGGACTGCTGCGCATGGACGAGAACGCCGAAGTCTGGGCCGATGCTTGGGGATGGTGGGCGCTCGACGTTTACCATCGCTGCAAGCGCGAGGGCACGCTACCGGAGCCGAAGAAGAAGCGTCGCAGGAGCGCATAGGACGAGAGGGAACCATGGAGAACGAAACAAAACGAGTGAGCCATAGCGAGGTGCTAAAGGCGCTCATGAACGACAGCGACAAGACCGCCACGGATATTAGCCGCGCCTTGGGTCTGAATCGCTCTTATGTGACCAACACGGCAGCGCGGAATAACGTTAGGGTCGAGACGCTGGCGACAATCGCCGCCGCATACGGTTACGATCTGGCGCTGATTGACCGCGAGACGAACGAGACGCGCTATATCATCGAGCCGCCGAAATAGGTACAAGGGACGAACGAGAAGCCCGAAAAAGAAAAAGCCCCCGTAGCGTAGTGCTGCGGGGGCGATTTTGTTTGGCGAACGAGAGACGTTATTTAGTGCTGTGGATTAGGCTGCGCCATGAGTTACGGACTTCGCAGAACTTGGTGTAAAGAATTTTCACCTGCGTTGGGGTCATATCAAGTGCCCAAGATACATCGAGTATGTTCCAAGGGTCTTGATCTATCCGCTTCATGAGGAGGTAGACCGAACGAATGTAAGAGAAAAACTCGACAGCGCTAATGATAAGCAGCAGCATGATACCGACGATGATTGTTGTTACAAGGGCTATGACAACGGAGTTAATAACCAATTTATCCCCTTCCCGCCGCGCGTCTGGCGGCATCAATTCGGTTATGGCACGACACGCAAAGCAGCACGAGGTTATCCGCGCCGTTCCCTCCACCCTGTGAGAGTGGGCGGATATGATGCACTCCAGCACCGGTAAGTATCCAGGACGAACCGCGACGCTTGGCGCACACCTTGCCGCACGCCGCGCAGCGCCCGCTCGAGCGCTGTATTGCGATTTGACGGGCTGTCTTGTACTCCTTGCGTGAATACTCGGAACGCCACGGGTTAGCCTGCTTGCGGGCTTTTTCTTGGCTCTGGGAGCGCTTTCCATGCGAGCGAAAGGAACGAGAGACGCGTTTACAGCGTGGGCACGACGCGCCGGAGTATGGCTTGCCGCATATGGGGCACATCGAGCTAGGCATAGACCCTAGCCGTTCTATATGCGTCCTCCTTGCGGTTGAGCGCTCGAACGTCACGGTAGCAGTACTGGCAGAAGCCGGTCACGTTGTACGTGTTCCTGCCGCACATGGGACAAACGACAGGCTCGCTCAAGTGTTCATGTCCTAGGCTGGTCTGTTCTTCCGAGACGCTGAACGAGAAGCCGCTATAGGTCTTCTTGCCGCTGCGGATGTAACGTTTCATCGTGGTCTCGGCGATGCGGTTTGCGCGAGCAGCCGCCGCGATGGACGGGTAGGTCACTCCATCGGAGCGCGTGACCTTGTATCCTACGAACTTCATCTTGTATCGCCTCCGCATGGAGCTGTGCTGGAATGACTTGAGCATATAGGCTCAACCTCCTTGCGTAGCTTTTTCAGGCAATCAATGGCCTTGTCTATGTCTGATAGCGTCTGGCCTTTTGACAAGCAGCGCCAGACGTATTTGAACGTACAGCACCACCACCAGACGATGATTGCCGAGTGGTTAAACTCGTCCCTCCACTGTTTGATAGCGGAGCGCATGGCACGGGTAGCTGTGATAAAGCCGTCACCGAGATAATGGCGGGGGCAGTCGGAATCGTAGGTCAAAACCTTGTGGTCGTTGTCCTCCAGCTCCACTCCCATTACTTGCATTGCTCTCCCTCCATCTGGTTGCGCAACCTACGCGCATGGCGCTCGCTTATGCCAGACCTCATGGCTACCTGCTTGGTGGTCAAGTTCGGGTTTTTCAGTAGCTCCATTGCATTTAGGGTCTTGGGGCTTTTCGTTCCGCTCATTGCTCTACCTCCTTCGGCTCCCAGAAATTGCACCTGTTCCATGGCTTGCACTCGTGCGGCAGGTTTCGCCAGCACGTCAGATACTTGACCTCGACCACAGCGCTCTTGGTCGTGTGCGGGTTCTTTGCGAACTTGCACGTGGCACAACGCTCGCCCACCTTGCTAGGCATCAAAACCTCCCCGATGAACCGAAACCGCTATCGCCGCGCGAGGTCGAGGGCAGCTTGTCTACTTCCTCGAATGCAACGGAATAGTACGCTAGGAAAATGAGCTGACCGATTCGCTCGAACGGCTCCACCGTGTACGGCTCAGTTGACATGTTGACCAAAGCGCATACGATCTCGCCGCGATAGTCGCTGTCGATGATTCCTGGAGCATTGGCTAATTGCAGACCGTGGTTGATGGACAGCCCCGAACGGATGGCCTGCAACGCAAACATGCCGTGCGGCATGGCAAGGTGGATACCCGTACCGAACTTCACAATCTCGCTTGGGAAGATGGTCTTTGGTTCCGTGATGTTGGCTCGCATGTCGCAACCCGCATCGCCCACGCCATGAGCATATGACGGCTTGAGTTTCTTGCTGTCGAATTGCGCCTGAATCACTTGGATGTTTGGTGAGACTTTCATCTAATCTTCCTCACTTACGACAATGCCGCCTTGGATAATCACGCGCTTGCCGTTCAGGTCGAAAAACACTTCTTGGTCGTTGGATTCAAGGTCAATCTTGCCGTGCCAGCTTTTTATTTCCTTGCCCGTGTTGTCGTAGAGCGTGACCGTGCGGTCAAGGCCACCGCTGATATCGCTAGTGGCGCTCTTTAAACTACGGCTGCACGATGAGCACCCAGCCAACCCGCACACCGTGACGATAGCCATGACGGATACAATTAGGGCCGCGACGAACGCGACCCTACGCTTGGTGATATTCATTTGTTAGGTTCCTTTCTTTATAAGAAGACCCGTTTTTTCGGCGGGGCTAGTCAATTTAGACTGTCTTTATTTAGGAGCTGTAGCGCCGTATATAGCCAACCTTTTCATAGCTATAGCAGCCAGCAGCTTTGCTTGACGGGTTGTTGGGTGAATCCAGCAGGTCTACTCTGATACGCAGCTTTTCGCAGTAGTAAACCTTTGGCATGTGCTCACCGAATATCTCGCGGTTAAATTTCGTGCGCTCTTCGTCAAGCACGAGATAGCGGCACTCGCCGCAGTGAACGCGGTAGCCAGCTCTGTCATAAGCCATGGTTCACTACCTTTCTGCCGCACTGCGGGCAGAAGTTCCAGACACCGCTCACGCGATAGTGCTCATCGCTAGTGAATGTCATCAAAACCAGCCCCAAACATACAATCGTAGTCGCACTCCCAAGTCTCTCTGTCGCGGCTCATGGTCGCACCGTACCTCGGAGTACCGCCGTAATCGTCGCCCCAGAAATGGAAGTGCCATCCCAAGAAGTCAAACTCCTTGTCGTACTTGTCGGTGGCGTACCTCGTTTCGCCGTACTCCTCGTAATCGTCCCACCCGAACTTGCGGGAAAGGTCATCGAACGTGTATTTGGTCGGATCGTCCTTGCCGTCCTCCCATTCGTAGACCTCAGGCCAACCCTGCTTATAGCAGCCGACGCGGACACTGCCGTCTCCCATGACTCCATGGTGCGAGAACTCGAACCACTCGCAGCCGCCATGGTGCTTCATGATGTTCGCGTATATGCGGAGTCCAGTAGGCAATGAAGCCTCGTCGGTGTCGTATACGCCTACGTCCTCCTTGTCGGTTCTGCGCTCGCCGTTGAGGTACACGAACGCTCCGTAGTCGCTGTATGCCATATCTAGCCCTCCTTCTCAGCCAGCTCGCGGCGTTGCTCATAGGTAATCATTCGTCAACCTCCACAACTAGATCGCGTACGTCTATAGCCGTCTCTTCGGCAATGGAGAACAGGTTTCTTAGCGAAATGTTCCTACGATCGTTCAGTAGCTCGTTGAAATACCAAGTAGAGATGCCAAGAGTCTTAGCAAAATCGTCTTGCGTTAGGTCGTGGTCAATCAGATAGTGCTGGATGGCCTTCTTGTTGAGCACGTAGCTGTGTTTCGTCTTAGCTGTCATTGCACCCTCCTGTTCCATGCTTCGATAGCATCGGTTTTGTCGTCATAAATGGCTGACGAAGAATTGCAGTTCTCGCACCAAACGGAATAGCCTTCAAAGCAAAACTCAAAATCTTTTACAACTTCCACATCGGCACCGCAGAAGGGGCAGGGTTTCAGCTTGATTTTGTCGGTCATTCGTCCACCTTCTTCGTGAGGTCGCGCCCGCAGAACGGGCAGTAGTTTATATGGGCGCTCCATGCGTATGGAGGGTCTACGGCGATGATGTAGCCACCGGATTTAAGCGCGTCAATCCACATCTGGACTCCCTCGTCATCATCTCCGAAATTGAGATACGGTTCTCCGCAGTAGGGACAATCGTTAGGCATCGCACTCACCCCTCAGCTTGCGGATGCGGTCGAGAATGTCGCGCATGGCGACGCTTTCGCAGGTTCCGCCTTTGTCGGCGATGCACGATGAGCAGTCGCACGCGCTTTTGCCAAAATAGGCGCATGCTTCGTAATTCAGCGCGTCCGCGCCCCTGCCCAAGTCCTCCTCCAGCTCCTCCCAAGTGTCGGGCTTAGTTAGGCTAAGGTTGTGCGGTGAAAAACGTACACAGCTATCTTCAAAGACAACATCCCACCTGTCTTTGTCTGGATAGAACGTGTACCAATCGACTTCCCTTCGTTTGCCTTTCTTGTCGTACAGAAATTCGGTATCTAGCGGAATCTCGCGACCTTCCGCATCCTTGAGCAACTCGACACTCATTCGGAATCACCGCACAGACGGTGAACACGGACGGCAACGTCTTTGAATGCCGACATCGAGCATACGGAGCTCCCGTGGAACTTGCAGCCGTCGCAAAACTGTCCGGAGTGATTCGCATAAGCGCACGCCGGAATCGAGAAGCCGCAATTTGGCTTGAAGTTCACGACTCTGTCGAGGTCTTTCGCGAGCTGCTTGAGGCTGTCCGGCTTGTTGAGATAGAGCTTGCTTGGGTTAAACAACGAGCTGCCCGAGTGGACGCGCCATTTTTTCGAGACGATAAAGTAGGTCATATCGTCCACTCGTATTACGTTGCCATCCTTCTCGTACATCACCTTGACGTTCGATGGGATAACGTTCCCGTCTGCATCGTCCGGTAGATAGATTTTCATTTGGTTTCTTCCTTTCTGTCGTTGTCGCTATTTGGCGCTTGCGATCTAACGCGCCATCGAGTGCATGGAATCGTGGAGCTGTTCGACTTTTGCCAAAAGCTCGGCTGCATCGCATGTGTCTACGCTGTCGCGCTCGTTGAACTGAATGCACCGATTGATAGCGGCTTCGAGCGTGTTCGGGTAGCACTCAATGGCTACAAGGCTCCTGCCGTCAATGGGGCTTTTCTTCATCTTTGACTTGCCGTCCCATCCATCGGGCGCGACTTTGTACATCTGATAGCACCACTGGTTGGACTTTAGGAACTCGTAGTTTCCGAACCTCATTTGTTATCTCCTTTCTCTGTTCGCTAGATTTGCCGTTCTGCGTGCCAGCAACGCCGCTGACGGCGAAAAAACCGCCTAATCCTAGTCGGTAGCCGCGCCGTCCCTTATGGCGTTGCGGAACATCAGTCCGCGTAACTTATCGCTTCGCAGTCATTCAGAAATTTCGGAGAAAACGGTGAGGACTTGCGGTCGAACCGCTTCTCGAAAAAATCCATGCACGTGACGCATCCCTCTTGGCGGTTTGACGTGAAAAGCTGGTTCACCTTACAGTCTGAGAAGACACTGAGACGTTTTTCAACATCCTCCAGCGAGTACCCCCACCTGCCGCCGTATTCATGGCACATCGCTGTGTTATTGAAGTCTGTTGATTTGGATACGAGGGCATCGCCGCAGCAGCACTTGCACTTGCCGATGTGATGCAAGTCGTTATCCGCGATACTGTATGGAATAGCGTAGTATTCGAGGGCTTTGACTGTCTCGCCGTATGCGTCCACCCTTATTTCAGGTTTTAGATTCAGCAGCCCCATTTGCGTGAACATGCCCTTTTCGAGGCCAGTTACATCAAGCACGCGCTTCACGTGATCTTGGTTCTGGGGAACCAGCTTCAATCCTTCAATGGTAAAGTGATCTGCATCCTTGAACATCTCGACAATATCCTGACCGCTGATTCCGGGTATAAAAGGCTGGATGCGGATGCCGACTCTAAAACCATTCGATTTCAAGCGGTCAAAGAACCTCTTGCGCTTCTCAATCGATGGGACGTTCGGCTCAAGCCTAGGATAGTCGATAACGTTGCTCACGCTCAGCTGGAATGTGTGCAACGACGGGTCGGGATTACACTTGTATATGGTGTCCGACTTCGTTGAGAACAGGATGCTCGCGCCATACTGCCTGGACAGCTCGATGATGCGCTCGGTAACGTGGTATTGTTCCTCTGCGGGCTGGAACGGGTCGCTCATTCCTCCGCAATGCCACGTTATGCCGGAGGCTATAAGAGAGTCTATGAAGTTGCGCTTGTCATACTCTCCATCGCCGAGCACACGTTTCAACCTGCGCTCGAGCTTCGCGGTATCGCCTATCTTAAGGTTTTTGCCGAACTCCATAATCTTGCGATTGTTAGCGAAGCAGTACGAGCACCCGAACGAGCACGTCTTATAGCTGTCGATGCGAAGCGGTAGTCCGCAAATCGCAAACTTGCTGCTCGCCGACATGCAGTCAAACTTTGGTGGCATAACGCCTCCTTATTTAGTTGTCGATAGCTGAATTACTGATATGCCGTTTTCGCTTGCTTAGGCTGCGCTGACAGCTAGATAACCGCCCTACCCTAGTCCGTGTAGGGTCAAGCCAAGTCGCGCCTTGTACGCGCTGAAAATCGGTTATTAGCTTTCCTCCACCTCTGGGGAAGAGGTGCGGTTGAGAACCTTGGGGCGCAGCTCCGCGCAATCGGCGCTCGGATAGGTCGGAGCTACTACTTTGCGGATGTTCGCCGCGCATACCGCAACGCCGTAAGCATTAGCCATGCTTGTTCGGTCTGTTCCATGCGCTATGAACGAATGGTACAGTTTGTCCACCCTATCCAACGCCCTCTCCCACGATCGGCAGCGCTCGCGGTACATCTTCATGCGGTCGCGCGTCTTGGATAGCTTGCTTTCAAGCCCTCGGCAATGGCGCTCTAGGCTCGCGTATCGGCGCTTCAGGTCGGACAGCTCTTCGGCGTAGCTCAGGGCCAGCGATTGGTAGTCCTGCATCACTCATCACCGTTAAGCGTCTTGGTGAGCTTGTCCACGCGCTTCTTGCAGTTGAGCCGTTCGGCGGCAATCGCCACCTCAAACGACATGAACCCGCGCTGATTGCTCTCGATGATTTCGATTCGCTTTTTCAGCTTCAGCATTTCATCATCCACGAGAAGGGCGATAAGCATGGCAACCTCAGCGCAGAATCTCGCCAAATACACACCATCGAAGGTCTTGAAATACAACACGGCACTAGTCACGGCTGCAATGGTGACAATCGCCTTAGCCAGCCATAAAGCGTACTTCGCATACTTGCTCATGCGAACTCCTTTTCTATTGGGTTGTTGGTTGGTTGTTGGGGTTTGTAACGATGTAACGTTCTATTTCCTATTCCCATATTTCTATATATATATTTTTATTTTTAGAAGTTGGGAATTGGCGGCGATTTGAGCGTTACATCGTTACATAGGCATATCTACCTGCAAAAATCTTGTAACGTTTTGGGTTTTTCAAACGTTACAAATCGGTCTCAAACGTAACAAACAGCGAACACACGTACTACTCTTGTTGAGTTGTCAACACGTGCAGCTCGGCTTTCAAGCGTGTTTCCGTTTTTAAGCGTTACGTTCTCTTTGACCTTTGCAGTCCATGTTCTACGGGCGTAAGGCGAGCGCTCACCGCTGTCATCGCACCATTGCTTGTATTCGCCGTACACGGTTTCGATAGAACGACCAACAAGCTGTTCGCCAGTGATGCCGCAATCAGCAATCCACCTGACAACGGAATCGTTGTTAAGCCTGACCTCTTCCACCTCCGCCGCCATATCGGGGATGGTGGTGAGCGTTCCGCGCCGAATCAAGTCACCAAGCGCCATAAGCCCCAGCAGCGCCCCGCGCTCAAGGACTTCCGGCTGTGATAGCTTCTCGGCTATGTGCGGATCGTATCCTTCCGTACCCGGTGAGAACCGCCTGCGGAACGGGATGAAGGCCAGGCGCCTGAAGATGCCGTCCGTGGTATCCGAAAGGCGCGGAACCGAGTTCATGGAGAACACCATAGACGCGCTCGGTCTGAACTCATAGCCATCGCCGTTCTTCACGTCCGTGTAGATGGCATCGCCAGTAACTAGCTTCTTGAACATGGATAGCTCGTCACCGCGTAGGAAGCCGTCCGGGATATCGTCACCGAGGTTTGCCAGCTTACCTACTACACGCCCTGCCTGGAACCTCTGGCCCAAGGTCGCAATGTCCAGACTTGACGTGTTCTCGGTTCCGAGGATAGACCTCAGCCAGTTCAGATAGGTCGATTTGCCGTTGCTCGCCTTGCCGCTCGCGCCTCCCGCCTTTCCTATGAGCATGGGCGATTGGCTGAGCACGCGCCGCGAGCACATGCAGGCGCCTATGACCTCCTGCATAGCTAGCAGCGTTGCGCTGTCGCCGTTGCTGATGGATTCCAAGAACTCGTCGGCGGCATTGCGCCCGACGCTAAAGTTCAAGTTGACGGGTAAGGTTGCGATGATATACATGGACGGGTCTGGTTCGACCTCGCGTTCCTCCAGCACGTCATAGGTGCAGTTGGCGAACTGCACGTAATAGCCGCCGTCGAACTCGCGGTCGCTCGTCACGCTGGGCGCCATGTCCATGATGTAGCTGGCGACTTCCGCTTTGTCCTGCTTCTTTGCATCGTCGGCGAGATGTAGCGTGCAACGGTTGATGGCGCGTGTTCCGAACTCCCATTTGCGACCCGTCCACACGGCGGGTGCGCCGTCTATTTTTCGGGCGTGGTTCTCGGACATCACCATCTTGGCAAGCTCGTTAGTGAGGATGCCGCCGCGCTTGCCGCGCGGTGCCGCCCCTCCACTACCACCACTGGAATGCCCGGGTGCGCCGACGGTACGCCCGTCGTCACTTGGTTTGTATCCGATGCCGCCGCCCTGCTCGTACTTGCACGCGCTCTTTACGATGCGGTCGATATCGCGCGAGTCCATGGGCGGCTTACAACGCATGAAGTTCGCGCCAAGCACTGCGTTATGGATTTCCTCGTCCGAGCGCCCGATGCTTCTGAGGTGTGACGCATAGCGGAAAAGCGTCTTGTCGCGCTCTCCAGACTTGATTTCGGCTGGTAGCGAAAACTTGCCGTTCTCCTTGCGCGCGTTCACCTCGTCCGAACCGTTGCGCTGGATGTAATCGAGAAAATCGTAGACGTTATCGTCCGCTGTGGCTATGTCCACTTCCCAAGGCGATGCGATCCATTCGTACATCTGACCGTTAGGATGGATGGAGCCAGCCGCGACAACGAATGAGCCGTCACAGCGAACATCCACGCCCAAGGTCGAGTTAGTAGATGGATGGATGTTCGTCCTGCCCGTCCTAAAGAAGTAGTGCCTGCCGCCGCTGCCGGTGACGGCAATGGGCGTGTCGGGCAACTCGCCGTGGGTTGTCTCCCACTCCTTGAGCGTCGCAAGCCCGTCCTTGGAATCTGACACATCGAAATCAAGGACGAGCAGACCGCCGCTCGGCGCTCCGCACGTGATTCCGATGTTGGCGTTCGGATGCTCAGTCCAGTAGTTGATTACGTTGTCCGGGTTGTCCGTCCAGTCATTTAGGCCGTGGCGTGCCTCAGATGCCGGGACTTTGCCGCGCGGGGCCACCGGAAAGACGGCGAACCCGGCGCGAACGTATGAAAGCGCCGTCCTTCCCAGCTCGGATAGGCGCGATTCGCGTTCATCCATCGTATGGAACTCCTAGAATCTCACATATCCGGCGTGCCGTGTCCCGCTTGTAGCAGAACTCGAACATGACGCCGTGCTCCTTTTCGAGCGTGCCGATGATACGGGCAACGGTGCGCCCGTTCATCGGCTTGCTTCGGTACTTGACGCATTTGCTACCGCGATCAAACGGGTTGCATCTGCGGCATTTGCGGCAAACGTAGCTCTTCCATTGGTACAGCTTCGAGCGGTCGTTGAACTCGGGGTGTTCCTCCACGAGTATTACCAGGCGGTAACCTTCTGCTCGCGCCCTGTCGCACTCGCGGACGAACCTCGCGTGGTCGCGCCCGATGTTCCCCGCCACCTCCTGCACATCCTGCTTGGTGTCGATGGAGATATTTGAACCTTCGAGCATGTAATCGCCGAAAGGTAAGGCGGTAGCCCTAGGCGCGAACTCCACGCCATGGGCTACCATCCATTTTTCTATGTTGCTGTGCTTGGACTTCTGTTGCCGTGAATCTTCGATAATCACGATTAGTTGAACGGGATGGGGCCAGCGTAGACGTTAGCCGCAGGATCCGCCACCGCCGCAGGAGTAGTGGATGGGGCGGCACCACCATCGAGCTTCTTTGTATCTCGGGGCTTCACCTTGCCGTCGCGCACGTCCTGAACGGGCACGACCTGACAGACGTCAAGGCGCTTCTTGACCTCGCCGTTGGACTCGTACTCTTCCTCTTGGAGGTTGATGCCGACGAGACGGTTGGCGAACATATCGAGACGGCCTGCATCCCACGCGGCGAACGGTTCAAAGCCGGGGTTGGATGCCTGGATGGCTTCGAGACGGCCCTTGAGCATACCCAACGCCGTGTCCTTGTAGCTCAAGAAGAAGTGGTGGGCGTAGGGGTGCGCCTGTCCCCAGTCATCGGAGTAGTAGTTGGCGAACTCGCCCTCGGCAATGTCGAAAACGGCTTCGACATACTGCTTTGCATCGTTGTCTTCGAGCGACACGAGACGTGCGACATAGCCGCCAGGCGCGGGTCGCTTGAAATCGCCCCCGTCTGCGGTCGCGGTCACGCTGCCCCAGTTGACGTTACGCATGTTGATTCCTTTCCGCTACGCTTCGTAGCTTGTTCTCAAAAAGGCGGTCGCGCTTATCGAAACATTGCGGTACCTCGCCAAGTGCCGCTCTTAGAGCGTCAAAGGCTCGGTCTGCCGCCACGTCCGGGTCGCAACCGCCCTGTATCAACTGTTGGTATCTGTCCTCGCAAAGACGCTCCATCTCCGCGAGGGTTTCGTTATCTACGCGCATTCCTGCTTACGCTTTCTGAGGGCGCCGCCGTAGAGCAAAGAGTTGAGCCATTCATATTTGTCTGGCTCATTCTCATACAGCAGTGCATCGCACTCGGCTTTGGAAATCGGCGCGTAGTCGATGAACTCTTTGTTCTCGGCGCACGCGATACGGATTATTACGGTTGCAACGTGGTCGTTCACGATTACTCGCTTATTATCAATGGTCACGTTGTCGCGCCTAAGAGTTCGTTTTAGATCGCACTTGAACTCTGATGATGTATAGCCAACATCGTTATTTCTAACGGTGTTGAGCATGATGGCGTTAACCACGTCTCTTACCGCTTGGTTCGCGTACAGTTCCTTAGCTCTATCAACGCACTTGGACACATCGCGCACACGATTCTTGCGGTTCTCTTCCTTGTCGGAGGAATAGCCGCTACTGTCGAACTCTTCTTGCGTAAGTTCTTCTTCTGAATGCTCGTCACAATCGAACTCATAGCTATCAGGCATTATTCTTCACCCCCGATAAAATTTCGGATGCCCTTGTCGATTAACGCGAGGTCATTAGGCAACTTTGGCGTATCGAAAATGCCGCAGCTCTTTGCTGGCGGCTTATCGTCAACGATGAACACGTGTTCACCCTCGATTACCTCGGACAAGATGCAGACGTTGACCATGCCAAGAAGGTCGATTTTCTCGTTGACCATCTTTCCCATGAGTTTTGGGATGATGTTATTGAAAGCGTCGGAATCGGTGTGCATGGTGATGTACACGATCACATCGCTAGGCAGCTCGTTGATGAACTCGACCGTGTAATAGACCTCGGCGGCGATGTTCTTATAGATGGAGTACTGGTCTTTGTCTCCGATATGCTTGATGAACAAATCGGTAACGCAGTACCCGAAATCATCAACAACGACCGTCTTGTATACGTTAGCGTACTGCTTGATGATTCCGCGCAAGGCTGCAAACTCTTTGGTGCGTGCGAACTTCTTGCCGCCGCGAAACGGCAGCATGGTTTTTTCGCACTCGATAAGCCCGTAGGAATTAACGGGCATGTTGCGCATCGAGTAGGTCTTGCCAGAACCGGACGGCCCTAGGATAAGCACCGGTACGCCCATCAGTTACACCTTCTTATTGAAAAATCGTTGAGCAGCGTCAATGCGTCCAGCGATAATGCCGAGTTCAAACGGGTTTCCGTGGCATTTGTCCAAATCTGCTGTGATATCAATCGCATCAAACAATTCGTCCTTGTTGAACGAAAAATCCAGATGCCTTTTTGCATCTTTTCCAATTTCAGCAAAAGCCAAAGTTTTTTTGTGGCTGTGCTTTTGCAAAAGCCCAGGCTCAAACTTCATTCCATTCAGCTCGATAGGCTTCAAAAGATAGAGTTCGCGTGGTTCCTCCCAGCACACTCCAAACGTTTTTTTGTCGTATGCCTTGGAGAGATACTTCGAAATTTGTACGATGATGCTATCTTCCATTACTCCACCTCTCCCGTAAGCAGCGCGGCAGCGGCAGCACCGAGGTTGTTCCCCAGGGCTTCAACCACCTTGGGAAGCTGTACGCGGACGGTCGTGCCAGTCATCATCGGCGGCTCACAACGCTCGACAAGCTCGCAGCCATCCGGCAGCTCTCCATCCGCAACGGCGGCATCCAGAACCAAATCGGGCTCGATGGAGACAAGGCGGTTGAGCGTATCCAGTCCACCATCTGATGTGCGCAACCACTCCACGAACTCGGGAGCAGACTTGAGCATGGGATACTTGCCCACCTTCTCCTTGGTCATTCGCGCCGAGATCGTGCCAACCTTCTGACCGTTCACGGTGAGCTGCTTCTGGGTAACGCCGTTTACCATAAAGTCATCGCGCATCTGCGCATCGACTTCCTCGCGTACCTGCTTCTCGGCCTGCTTCACGGCCTTGCCGAAAGCGGTGATGACCGCAAGGCGCTCTAAGTTACTCACGTTCGGCATCGCTAATCACCTCGCAGACAACAGGCTCGGACACGATGGGGAACTCATGCACGTGGCAATCGTCCTCGCCGCCGAAAAGCGCACCGTTCGCGCCCTTGCTCACGGCAAGCGCCGTCTCCCTGTCCTTGAAAACGCCAATTGGCGTGTAGCCTTGGCTCACGACATAGACTTTCATATTCATCTTCCTTTCGTTTGGGGCTACTCGTCCCTTTTCCTGCGCTTCTTCTTCTCGCGCTGATATTCCGACTCGGCTGCTCGCTCGCTTCTCCCCTCGCGCATGGCCTGTGCCTTGCGCTTCGTCCAGCAGGTTGGGCAGAAGCCAGCCCTGCCAGCCACCGTGCCGGGTCGAGCTTCATAGCATCCGCATTCGATACACTTGCGAACTCCATGCTCGGGGTATTTGCTTAGCGGGAACTTCAGGCACCTGTAGGCGTGCATCCTCACGGCCTCGGGGCTTCGGTAGTAACCCATGCCCTTTAGACCTTCGGAAATAAGCACGTATCCATCGGTGCGGTGCTGGGATATATACCTGTCCTCGGCATCGCGCCAAAAGTAGGTGGACTTGTTACGCGCACGCTTAACAACTCGCGCACGTTCCACAGAATCAACACGATAGTTCTTCGTGCGCTTCGGCATTAGTTCAGCACCCCCGCGCGGTACATGCGCATGATTCCACGCTCGGCATCGCGCTTGGTAGCGTTGCGACCGAGACCGGTAATCGTCTTGCGCACCCATACCGCGCCAGTGGAGCCGTAATTGCCGCCGTCCATCAACTTACGGGCGTACCAAACGCCGCCCCTCTGCTCCGCAGTCCATCCGAAAAACGACATGGCCCTCCTAGTAGTACATGCCGCTCGGCGCGGTGCCCTCGATTCTTCCAGCGATAGCGAGCAACATAAGCAGAACGACAGCGCAAATAATGCTTTGCTTGCGTTCGCTCTGCTTGCTCCACCACCAACTGGCTTTGTCAAATGCCACCAGCGCCAGCGTGCTGATATAATCCATCTGAGACCTCCTTTCTGTCGGGTCTGAAAGCCGTTTCCTTGTTGCTAGCTCGGGACGGCTTTTTTAGTTTTCATTCATCCAGCGGTCGAACTCGCTCACGCTGATTAGCGCGTTGCGCTTCCCGTAGGTCTTGAACTTCAAGCGTCCCGCCTTGTGCTCCGCATACAAGGTGGAGCGCGGAACGCCCGAATAGAGCGCCGTCTGACGGACTGTGTACGCCATTTGCGGTTTCAGCCCGGCGGCTATAGCGAATTGCAGCGCTCGACTTTGCATCTCTTCCATGCTTCACCTCCTAGAGCCGCCAGCGCGATACTGCCTAGGTACGCAATCAAAAGGGCTATACAAATTTCCTTATGACACGGCAGTACCGCGTTCGCGGTTCTATAAGGGTTCTAGAAGGTTTCTAGAAATGCGCCCCAGCGCCATGCGGTACGTATCCTGATTTGCTTATAGGCGGACTGAGAACTAATCGAGAACTTACGATGGCTTGATTAGCGGATACGCACCACGTGACGCTGGGGCTTGATAGGGGTTCACGGTATGGGAACGTAAACCCGAATACCGATAGATGCGTGGGATACGCGGTCATTTCCTACCGCGCTACGGCTCTCCACGCTTACCGCCAGCCCGTGGGCTGGAATCTTGGGTTCGCCTAGCCAGCTCAGGCTAGACTCGCGCGTTGGCGCTCCCTCCCGACTGTTCGCCCACCCGCGCTCGTTGACCCTCGCAAGGGGCGTTCTTGGCTCGGCTAGCAGTGGAGGGTATGCGGTTCTCAAGGGGCGCTATCTCCCTTTGCGTCCCGCTCGCACCGTACTGGCGAGTGTGGTTGGCCCGATCGCAGGAGGCATGTTCACGTAGAGAGGTTCGTGATTCGCCAGTGCGGCGCGTGCGAAACGCATGTTTGATAAATCAGTGGTTGGTTACAACCTAATTACGTTTAACGTAATCGTTGCCGTAAATAAAAAAGCCGACAGCATCAACGAGAATCGGCTTCGCAGTATCAGATAGGTTCCGATACAGTGATTTAAGCTCAGCCAATCGAAACTCTGCTGGGTTTAACTCTCGCTGAGCATATGTAACTCGGGACAATCCGCAGGCACTACCAGCATCTTCACATGTCATGCTGGATGCCTTGCGTGCTGCACCGAACTTTTCCTCATGCATTGGCTCCTCCTTTCTTCTCGCCTGGTTTAGTGTAAACCGTAATTACGTTAAATGCAACGAACAATCTGAAAAATATTTTTAACGTAATGTATAATTGAGTAACACGTAAGGGAGGTAAACATGGGCATACCTGAGAACATTGACGCTCTTCTGGTCAAGTTTGATATGACACCAGAAGGTCTAGCTCGAATTGCCGGTGTTACAACAGCTACTGTTTCAAGGTGGAGGACTGGTAGCACCGAAGCTATACGCCCTAAAACGTTGAACCGCATATGTGAAGCGCTGGAACTTGAGCCAGATGATATTGTTTCAGATCAAAACGGCCTTGCCGCTAAGGAACACGGTCGTATTCCAGACGGAGCTATCAAACCCTGTGCTTCTGAACCCGCCTACGCTCCCCTACTAGGCCGCGTCCACGCAGGAGAAGCCCAGGAGCCTGATGTATTGCAGGATGCAGTACCCGTACCATACGAAATCATCAAGCGCCATCCGCAGGGCTATTTCCTACAGGTGGAGGGCGATTGCATGGATAACGTCTATCCCGAGGGCTGCTACATCCTCATAGACCCCGAGCAGCGCCCCTCAAACGGCTCTATAGCGGTCGTTAGCATAGATGGAGCCGACTATGTAATGCGCCGCCTGTATCGCGGTGCCAACACGCTGATACTGTCCCCTGATTCGCATAACGCCGAACACGAGGACATGGTATTTGCCGCCACCACCGAACACACGGTGGAGTTCCACGGCACAGTCGTATGGTTCCAATCGTCAAAGGAGATGGAGTAAATGGATAACGACCTTTACAACCAAGGCAAGAAGCTGGAACAGATGGGCAACGCCATGCAAAGGCAGGGTGACAGCATAGCTAATGCTGGATGCTCCATGACCATTGGTTGCCTGCTGATGTTCATCATCCTGCTATTGATCGTGATGTTCTTCATCTTTATCTAGTCACATAGTCACATAGTCACATAGTCACATAGTCACACATTTAGCCAAGTAACGAAAAAGCGCCCCACCAACCCGCCAAGACCAGTGGAGCGCCAACCCTCCTGCAAACTCACGATTAGAAGGGGGTAGGTTCATTATGCCACGTTCATCATGGGGAACCAAAACCAAAATCGACAAGAACAAGTGGCGCATCAGGTGGTGCGAGTGGGACGGTCTCAACCGCGTTCGCCGCTCAAAGACGCTCTACCCCTGTACCTCGCGCGAAGCCGACGATGAGTTGCGCCGCCTTTGGCAACTCCATCACTTACCGCCCAATGAGCGCGTAGTGCCGTGTCCCACGTTCGCCCAATGCTGGGACGAATGGTATTTCCCACAGCTTGAAAAGCAGCTTGAGACTGGCGATATGTCGCGCAGCACATTCGTCAACTACCGTAGCGCATGGAGGTCAAAGGTCTCGCCGAAATGGGCAAACGTTGCCATGAATAAAGTGAGAGTTGAAGAATACCAACGTTGGTTGGACAAGTTCACTGCGGCACAGGCTCACGTCTCGCATATCATCATTCTCAATCTCGTCAACTGTGCGAGACTTCACGATGTGGACGGCATTTCTTTTATCGATGCAAAATACAAAATGCCGCGCGAAAAGAAAAGCTCAGGCGACAGCGGGCTAGAAGTCTACACGGTAGCCGAAATCGACAGCATCCTTGAATCGTTGCGAGGTAGTCGCATCGAGGGCGTTGTGATTCTAATGGCTAAAGGCTCATGTCGTGTTGGCGAAGCAGCGGCAGCAGCGGTGAAAGACATTACGTTTGATGAATACAATGGTCGCACGTACGCCGTCTACGACCTTTATCACCAGTATTCTCAGCACAATAGCTTTGAACCGCTTAAGACAGCAGAAAGCCGCCGTGCAATCATCATTCCACCACCATGGAGCTTGCGGCTCGCCGAGATAGCAAAGCAGCGCACAGAAGACCAAGAGCTATACATCTGCGACAAAGGCACGGGAATGCCGATTGATCGCAAGAGGATTACAGGTGAGTGGCTCAGCTATTACAGGAATGGAACGATTGACTTGCGCTACCTGACCATGACCAAGTTGCGCAACTCATGGGCCACGGCAATGCTTTGGAAATACGGAATTCCCGCACAGATGGTGGACAAAATGATGGGCCATGCCGCGAAAAATATTCTCGGCAAACACTACGACCGCCCCGACAAAGAACTGTTCATCGAGACGGTCGATAAGGCTTACTTCGGAAATTAGTTAGGTACCCGTAAGGACAAATTAGGACGCAAAACCTTTATGCAATCGTTCTACCTGCGGGTTTGTTAAACTACCTTAGTCCTCGGCGAAGTAGTAGATAAGTGTTCTATAGGTCTCCATAGTGCTCCATAGTGCAGTTATACGTTTCTATAGGTCTCCATAGTAGTGCATATTTCAGAA